TTACGGACCTTGTTCACCTCAGGGTCAGTCGTCCGATAAGCATTATTGTCAGGGTGCAGGTCGTGGTAGAAGTCATCCACATCCACGATGATCTTCTGCCCCAACGACTGAGCCACTTCCATCTGGTGCGGTATCCAGCGGTCCATGATCTGCTTCAACACAACAACGTTGTAGCCGAACGTCGCCTGACTGTTGCCCTCGTTCACACCGAACCCATGCTGAGAAGTCCACGCCGGACGCCCCAGGGCAGCGTCATAACGCGAGGCGTGCATAGGCAGCCAACACCTGTAATAGGTGCAGCCCCCAGGGATCAAACTCTCATTCGGGAGGCGAGTCCACTCGTTAGAAAGGTAAGCAACCCTAGTCATCTTCGTAGTCAGGATCGACCGCGTGCCACGTACTCGTCTCCAGCATCGACACCAGAGACTCTTTCCACAACGTCCCCACGCGCTTAATCAGGTCATCCGCTACATCAGGATTCCACGACGCACCCTCAGCGGTGAGCGTCACAACCAGATCACCGTACTGAAGTTTCGCTATCAGGCTCCTGGTGTTAGCCATCGTACCTCGCTAAAGAATCGTGGATCAGGAAATATGCTACCCCGTCCACCGCGTTGTCCCTGGCGTACCCAGCCTTGCTGCGGCTGATCTTCACCAGCACCATCATCAACGCCACATCCATCGCTGATATATCTGTCCCCAGGAACCCTGACCACATTTCAGCGATCCGCTGCATGTTCTTGTCATAGTCGCCGTACTTCTCCTGCCGGTCCTCATCCACCAACCGCAGCGCATCCACAGCGATAGTCGGGTCAGTCATCAAGCCAGACCTGGTATTGCGCCGTGACTCGTCCTTCTTCGGGGTCGATGAAGTGGAGACGCTGTGAAGGGACGGCGGATGAAGCCAATCCGACTGCGGCATACCTGTTGTCTGACTCTGTTGATCCGGTTCCATAGATCGCTCCTGCTCCGTCAGCGAGGCTTGACTGGTAGTGGGTGTGGTAGTGGCCGACGTAGACGTCCCTGAACTTCCACGGGTAGGAGCCTGACCGCCAGCGGTTAACGTGGTTCGTGATTGTGTTCGTGGATGCGAAACCGTTACGCCCGATTTCGTCTCCGTGGATAAGTAGCGCCCGGTAGTTACCGATCTGTACCCGCTGTATATCCTCACCGCTGTCCTCCCACGACACTTTCGCCCCGCTGGATTTCAGCACTTGGCGAGCCAACTCGTACGTCATCCGGTCAGCGTTATCCGACCGTGGCACAGCGTCCCTCTTGGAGCCGAGCCTGCCGTGGTTGCCCCATTCAGCGACCACCGTGACTGTGTTGTACGCCGCCAACGCCCTGTGAATAACCTCCACGATCAGGTTGGAGACGGTCACGAACTGCTCAAACAAAGTCGCGTCAATCTCGTACGGTTGGGTGGGGAAGTTGAACAGCCCCTCAATCATGTCCCCACCGAACAAGATGTAGCAGTCGTTCACCGGGTGGGCTTTCCGCTGAATGTCGGTGATCTTCAGGGCTTTATCCACGAACCTGTGGACACGCTTGTGCATAACCTCAGTGTTGTAGGAAGGCGTCAGTTTCGCGCCCTGCCAGTCCGTCAGATGCCACAAAGCGGCCTCAGAACCAGCCTTAGAGGACTTTCTAGGCCCCTTGGGTGTCTGCATAGGGTGAGCCAAAACAGCGTCCCTAGCGGCCTCTACCGTCGCCTCCACCAAGGTATCCGTCTTGGCCTTAGCGCGACGCAGATCCCGCTGCGCCCTCACCAGGGCAGCCCGCAGATCCTCCAACTCCTGCTGAGCGATCAGGCTTTCCTCAGAGAACTTGTCGCTAAGAGACATTGCCCCTACAAATTCCCTTACGATGCCGCCTCACGGAAGTCTCACCGATCTGGTGACCCTCCGCTTTCAGGATCTCACTGATAGCGGCGTTGCTGATAGACGCATCCTCTAACGCACCAGTGAGAGCAGCGGACTCGTCCTTAGGCAACTCCTTAATGAGGGAGCAGGTGACACACTTTCCGCCAGGGACAGGTTTCTCGTAGGAAGCGAAACGGTTAGCGAGGCCCATACACTCGCTCCTTTACTAGGCTATATACCGAACGATTGCCTAGACCATACCCTACGCGCTCCAGTAACTAGCCACTTCCATGAATACTGCGTGTCTATCTTCCTGCTAGTCCAGTCCTTGTGATTAGCCAGCCGATACTTAAAGCCTTTCCAGCCAGCGGCCTCACGCACAGCACAATGCAACCTGCGAAGAGCCTTCTTCTCAGCCAGCGAGAAATCCTTCTTCCTGCCAGCGCTCACAACCTCTGTGCCCCAAGTCGCCCAGTTCGCCATATGGTCAGGGATACCCCACCGCTCCCAGCGAGTGCCCTTGAACGAGCCACGGCCAGCGTGCCACACAGGGCCAGCGGAACAAATATACGTATGCCCATCAGAGTCGATTACCGCATTAGCGTAAGGAACTCTTGTGCTTCGGTGAATGACATACTGAACCACGCCCGGGTTCCCGTCTGGGTCTTTCGAGTCCCCACCAGCCGTGTGATGAGCCAACGCCATGACAGGCTTATTACCCCGACCGTAACGCCAGCGACCATTCTTACGAGTCTTCCACCCATCAACAAACGTCACATTCTCAGCGCCAAGCCACTTCACAGCAGACTTCTCTAGCCGCCGCTCAAACAGCGTCATCGTTCCTCACCAACCCCATGTAGTCCTTCACGACCCGCAACTCACCCTCAATAGCACGCTGATCGTACGCGATCTGATTCACGCGATCCACCAGACTATTACCCCCATTAGGGAACAACTGGTACTCCACCCGCTCCAACCGCTCACTAATCGTGCGGCCCTTCTTATCCACACCCAACGTCATATCAATCCTATGGATCGCCTTATAGGTGGCGTAAGCGAACTTACTGATAACACCAACCGCCACCACGAGGGCGGCGGCAGCGATAACCCATTCATCAATATGGGAGTCGGGGAGGATCATGACACGCTACAAGTCCTCTGGAGCCTCACCCGCTGGAGGGAGGTCAGGAGTCAAATGCGAGAGCGCCAACGTCGGAGCCAACAGGCTACCTACGAGAGCGACCCACAGCGGGGCAGCATCCTCAGCGATGACACCGTAAGCGACCAGCAGCGGAACCGTCGTGAGAGCGATGCCGTACAGCCACTTACGTCCCTCACGGGACAGAAGTTTATTCAGCAACTTCTTCCTCCGGTGCTTCAGGAGCAACGAACTCATCAAGATCGCTGTCGTACTTGTAGCCGATCCCAGCGTAACGACCACGAATGTTGCCGTTGTACGACGTGCGAATGAACTTACCGGACAACCCGATACCGTGAACGTACGCCTCAATCGCTGCGTCAGATTCCGTCGCATCCAGATCGTTGGGTACGACGATTACTTCTCGGACGATTCCGTCCTCTATGCGTGCTGCGTGAGCCATTTGTTTCCTCTTTCTTCTTATATTGCGTACCGAATGATTACGATGCCGCTGCCGCCGCTGCCCTGAGTACCTGACGCGGCTCCACCACCACCGCCACCCGTGTTAGCAGTTCCCGATGTTCCAGTACCAGAGTTAGTTGCGTTACCGCCGCCACCTGAACCGCCAGTACCGCTAGAAGTTATGCCAGCGCCAGCGCCACCGCCAGCGCGTGTAACAGATGATCCAGTAATGCTGTTCGCTAAACCAGAGCCACCATCGGCCCCATTGCCGCTTGTCGCGTCAGAACCATTCGCTCCTGCGCCACCACCACCACCGCCTGCTGATGAGGCTCCTGCGCCACCGTCATTACCTTGACCGGGGACACCAAGCCCGTCTGGGTTGACCGTTCGTGATCCACCACCGGAGCCACCATTCATGCCAAAGAACGGGCTGTTCTTCATGCAAGTTCCACCACCGACACCGTAAAGATCGCCTAGCCTGCTCGTTACGCCATTCTTGGACGCAGGGCCACCAGCCCCGACAGTAACGATTATAGAACCGGATGGGACGTAGTGATTCGTTGCGTACAAGTGTCCACCGGCTCCACCGCCGCCCTCGCCTGCACCGGCCCCACCGCCGACGACGAGACAGTCCACGAACCCCGGCGCACTCACCGACAACGAACCGCTGCTAGTAAACGAATGAACCTTGTACGACTGACCAGCGACACCATTACTACCGTCACCGACATAAGTAGTCTCAGTACCACCACTCGCTACGAAACCCGCAGCAGAGCCACCGATGATCGTGCGAACAATCACAACACCAGAGCCGCCTGCGCCGCCGTTACCGCTAGTAGAAGATGTTCGGCCTCCGCCACCACCGCCTCCACCTGTATTAGCGGTTCCGGCTGTGCCAGCACTACTACTTTTAGAACCGTCACCACCACCGCCAACACCGCCAGTACCGGCGCTAGTTTTAGTCGAATCCGCTCCGCCACCGCCACCGCCTGCATATGTGACAGACGCACCCGTTATTGAATCAGCGACACCAGCCCCGCCATTTCCACCAGTAGATGATGTGGCATTTGCTCCAACCGCACTAGCCCCACCACCTCCACCAGCAACCGCTTGACCGGCGACACCGTTACCGCCAGCAAAACCAAAACCGGAAACACCAGAACCCCCAATTCCAGCGATAGAGCCACCACCGCCAGAACCACCGGCTATGCCATTCTGTGCTACACCATCGGCTTGCGAGGAACCACCGCCGCCGCCGGGAGACAAATAAGAACCAAGGACGCTTGGTTGCCCATTAGTGCCCGGATTTGTGATTCCAGTTGACCCGGTGCCACCTGCTCCAACAGTTACCGTAACTGAACCCGCAGGAATAAATACGCTAGTAGCCGATACCACGGCACCAGCGCCAGCGCCAGCACCAAATCCTTTACCGCCACCCCCGCCGCCGCCGACAATAAGAACATCCACAACACCAGACGAAGCAACAGTCAGCGAACCACTAGACGTAAACGTGTGAACACCATACGTAATCCCACCAGACGAGTACGTCGAATACGTCCCACCACTCAATTGAGCGAAACGACCAGCCGAAGGAATATCAACACCAGCGTTCAGCGTCGCTTCCGATAACCGTTGAATACCCATTTATGCTGTCCTCACTCGCACGATCACAACACCGGAACCACCAGCAGAGTTATTACCTCCGCCGCCGCCTGTGTTAGCGGTTCCAGCGGTTGCTGTGGTGGTATTTGATCCTGCGCCACCTCCACCGGAGCCACCAGTACCTCCAGTCGTAGCACCCCATCCACCACCACCGCCTGCACGAGTTACCGCTGAACCTGTGATGGAATTGGATGCACCGCCACCACCAGCACCGCCTGTCGAACCACTCGCGTTGCCACCTACCGCGCTACCGCCGCCGCCGCCGCCACAAGCACCTGCGTTTGATGCGTCAGTCGTTGATGTGCCGCCATCACCGCCTAAACCGGAGATACCAGCGCCACCCGATGCTGTGCTGCCATTGTTGAAACGACCAGCGCCGCCGCCTGAACTGCCGTTATTACCCGCAGAGGATCGGTAGTCAACGGAAGAAATGCTTTGCCACATCAAACCACCGCCGCCGCCGCCACCCGGTGAAAAATATGAATCAAGGCGCGAAGCGATGCCGTTTAGTCCGTCTGGACCATTTTGATTACCTGACTGAACGGGAGCAGCACCGCCAGCACCTACCGTGACTGTCAAAGAGCCAGCCGGAAGATAAGCGTTAGTTGCGTAGAGATGACCGCCTGCACCGCCAGCGCCACCTGTCCAACCACCTGATGCGCCACCGCCAACAAGCAGAACGTCAGCGAAACCAGCCTGATTCACCGTCAAAGAACCACTCGCCGTGAACTCGTAGTACGAGTACGTCGCACCACCCGACGAATACGAACCCGTAGCAGTATTACCGATGCTCGCGAATCCAGCGACAGGGGTGTAAGGACGCGCTACACGAACAACAACCTTACCGCTGCCACCCGCGCCTCCGTCGGTATCATTTCCACCACCTCCACCGCCGCCGCCAGTATTCGCGGTTCCAGATGTTCCGGTTCCAGTTACAGCAGCACCAGCGCCGCCACCACCAGAACCACCCGATCCAGCAGTACCGGCAAAAGCAGTACCGGCTCCACCGCCGCCTGCATATGTGACAGATGAACCCGTGATAGTAGATGCAATACCCGCGCCGCCATCACCTGCGACAGTTCCCGATCCGGCTGCACCAGCAGCACCAGCACCACCGCCACCACCACCGTAATAGTTGGACGAGGAACCGACACCACCATCGTTGCCTTGAGACGGAAAACCAATGCCAGCGTTGGCACCGGCATTTCCTGAACCGCCGCCACTACCGCCACCGAAACCTTGCCGCGCAATATAAGCACCAGCACCACCGCCAGCACCCATAAAAGCACCAAGACGCGAAGCATTACCAGTTTTCCCAAACTGATCGGTCGTTGCTGATGTTCCAGCCGCACCTCCTGCACCAACGGTTACTGTCGTCGTTCCTGCTGTCAAAAAAACATTTGTCGCGCCACCGCCAAAAACGCCACCAGCACCTCCACCGCCTCCAGCGTAGTAGCCTCCACCACCACCGCCGCCGACGACCAGCACATCAGCGAGACCGGCTTGGCTAACACTTATGGACGATGAAGCATCAAACTCCCAATAGTCATACGTCACACCACCAGACGAGTAGTTACCCGTCGGAGTGTCGCTAATAACCGCGCTGTCCTTGATCCCAAGGCGCAACAGTCCACTACCGGAGAACGATGTGAGAGCCATGACTTATGAAATCTCGCTAAGGAACGCCGAGAAGTTACACGTCGAAGCGGACGACGAGATACGCAGATACTTCGACGCATCCAACGTGATACCAAGCGTCAACGCCACCGTGTCATTACCAGCCACGGCTGCATCGTAAACGAGGAACTCCGACGCGCCCGGTGTGCCCGCTGCCGTGTCCAGCCCGACGCGCACCGTCACCGACGATGAGGACTGATTACAGATCACCAGCGAGGAGATAACCGCCTCCGTCGCGGAAGGCGTGTTGTAGAGGGTGGCGTAGGTTCCCGTGGAAGCCGTGCCCTGAACTTGCGAATACTTGTAGGCAGTTGCCATTAGTCATGCTCCCATCAAGAAGAATACGTCTTGCAAACCCGCGCCACCACCGGAGGTGAAGGCTGTCCACGCCGCACCGTCATAGTATTGCAGCGTGTCCGTGCCCGTGAGGAACACAAACATTCCCTCAGAGGGGGCAGCGATGGCGCTGTCACGGGCCGTGGCATCGGCAAACACCATGATGGACTGTTCCATCAGGTAGCCGTTGACGTTGGCGGCTGTGAGGACTTCGCCGGAGACGAAGGTCCGGTAACCTAACCCTGCCATAACTCACCTAACCTCGGGTTTAGTGTGTGGTGCTTGTGTTCACTCATTCTAGCGTTCCCAACTCCAATACTGCTGCTTACAACAACCATCAACCAAGACCATCCGAACCATCCAACAGGCTCGTATCCAACGTGAAACTAATCGTCTTCGTACCCGTCACCGAACCAGCCGTACCACTGCTACCCGTCGTCGAACCCACATAACCAACAAACCCAGTGACATCCCCAGCCGTACCACTACTACCCTCAGCCGACCCGAAGTAGCCAACAAACCCAGTAACCGAACCAGCCGTACCATTCGTCCCCTCAACCGAACCCGACCGCGAAATCAGGAACGGCTCAAAGAACCGAAACCGCATGAAATGCTCACTAGGCGAATTATTAGACGCCCTCTTGATCTCATGCTCAATCGAGTCAATAGCCAACTCACGAAAAATATCCGACCCAATCTTATTCGGAGTGAAAGTAACCTCAACCCCATGCCCCAAATCCAGATTCAACAACTCACTCTGCTGAGAAGCCGTCAACTTATCCATCTGAACTTCCAAACCAACAATCCTGAACGTCGGCTCCCCATACCGCTCAGCAAAAAACGCGGCAATAATCCCCGCCTCAGTACCATCCGGCAAAAACGTATCCAACGTGTAAGTGCTCAAACCATAATTAGCCACCGCTAAAGAAGCACTCTGCGCCGAAGCACTACCAGCCGGATAATCCACCACCGCCTGCGTGTAAAGGAACTCAGTCCCGTACTGAATCTCAATGTTCTGGAAAGGAATACCCGTACCATCATCAGCAAACCGTGTACCAAAATCAACCCGGGGTGAAATACGGTCACGGAACGTCAACGTCCCATCCCGAGCAATAAACAACATAGCCGACTCAGCCGCCACAATTTTCTGCAAATACGGCAACGCCTTTTGACCCTGAGTTATGTCATGAACACCGACACTCGCAGTGCCCTCATCCAGAGCCGTCTTACCTAAAGGCCACTCGGCAGCAGAAGCCGTCTCATAAATAACACTCCCCGAAATACCCGTAGCACCCGGCCCCGACGCTAATGTCTGCTGCGCCAGCAACGTGAAACCATCACTAGCCTTAGCAAAAGTCACCGAATCGCCGCTGAGCGAATACTCCAAATCCCAATCCTCAACCTGACCATCAAACAGTGGAATTTCATTCACACTGATCGTGATCTCTTTACGAGGAAGAATCGACGGACCATACGGGCTCACCGAAGCCGGAGCCGTCGGATCATACAAACGCAAACGATTATCCAACCCCACCGTAGCCGTACCAGCATCGACCGTCGTCGTCTCATCAGCCCTACCACGGCGAATCGTCACCGAACGCACATCATCAGAAACATCAGTCTTCACCTCCCCCGCCAAAACATACGTTGGACTATCCAGCAACCCCTTCACCGGATCACCCAATGTCAAAAAGTCCCCAGCACCAGCAAGGGACAAGTCAAACGAAATCTCAACCGTGGGTCTCACGACGCGCTCACAAAGACAGGCCCTGAACGCCTCTCGTACTTACGGATCGCCTCAACCACCTGACGTCCCACCTCGGCACCATCAGCACCCATACCCGCGTTCACTGTGATGTTGATAGACGAACCCCCGCCAGCGGCGGAACGAGCCGCGACCCCACCACGACCCATCGCGGCACCCGACGGCGTCAGACTCGACATGCGCGGCATCGTTATCGGGACCATCGCTTGTTCCGCCAAAGCATCAGCGGTCTTCCCAACAGCCCGCATCTCATTCTGCATACCAACGATCAGGCCCTGAGCGATCTGCTCACCCATCTTCGTTGTCACCTTCGACGGGGAACCGAAGTTGAAGGCGGCGTTGATTCGGTGACGGATGCCAGCGGCGATAGCGTCAGCCTTCGCATACAAAGCACCCTCACGCTTACTCAAACCAGTTATCAAACCGTTGATGATGTCTTTACCGAACTTCTTCATGTCGGGCAGCAACTTGGTCCGCAAAGCCATAAAAGTTTTGTTGATATTTTTAGCGTTGTTAGCCAGATCCGTTTCAATAGCATCCAACTGCTTCTGAATATCTTCCTTTTGCCGCTCATAATCATTCTTAGCCGCAAGCAACTCATTCTCACGATCAAGACGCAACTGCTCCTGATACGCACGAATCCTCTCCAACTCAGCATCACGATCAGCCTGCGCCTGAGCCAACTCTGCTTGACGATTCAACTTCAACGCCTCAGCGTGAGCCCGAGCCGCCTCCAACTCAGTAGCACGCGCCACCTTCGCCTGATCCAACGCAATCTGCGCCTCCTGCGCCGCCGTTTGCAACGGAGCAACAATCGCTTCCTGCTGAGCAATCCCATAGTCAAACCACTGAGCCGAAGACTCCTGCTGGAATCCCTCAATAAGAGCACCCAACTCGTTCTGAGCAGTGTTGATCTGAGCGATCTGTTCATTCGAGCCCGACGCCAACGCTGCAACAGTGTCACCAGCCGAATCCACGCCAGCGCTAACAAAATCACGAACCAAAGTCGGATCAAGACCACGACTCAACAGTGAACGAATGTTCGACGTGAAATCACGCAGCGACTGCAAACGACCCTGCAGCGCGTCCGCGAAACCACCGCCAGCAGTTTCTTCCTCAAAAGATTCCTGCGTCAGAATCTTGATACCGTCAACAATTTTCTCGGTTGTCCGCGTGATTGTGCGCGTCGCCTTATCCCCATCAACCTTCAAGTTATTGAGGAATCCACGGAAACCTTTACCAATGTTGTCAAGGAAACCGTCACGTTCTTTGATGAGATCCTGAAGAACCTTGTTCTCCGTGTCGTAAGCAGCCGTCGCCTCCTTCAACGCTGCCTCTAACGTCGGAATCAACTGATCGTAATGATCCTCAATGCGCTTGATGTTCGCGGCAGCAGCCTTATCGAGAGCGTCATAGCGGCTGTTGATGCCGTCAATGAGTGTAGAGAAATGACGTTCAGCCGCTTTCAATTCTGCGGCAGCAGCCTTGTCAAGATCGTTGTAACGATTACTGATTTCAGCGACAGTATCCGCATAATTCTTTTCAACGGTTTTTAGATCTTCTTGAAGTTTGGCGCGTTCCTTGACCTTCTCGACAGCAAAACGGGTGTACTTATCCAACTCACCCATCGCTTTATTCAGTTGATCTCGATACTTACGGCGAATCGACTTCGGAACAACTTCCTTATCCAACATCGGAGCGAACAGGTCTTGTATTGCGCCACTCAACTCACGGTAACCACCGAGAATCCCACTAGCACTAGCGCCCTCCCCGAACGCTTCTTCAATCTGCGTCGGCAGTCCAAACTTTGCTTCTAACCCACCAGTGAGATCACCTAGATTTTGTAAAGCATTGGCGGCACCCTCTAACTTGCCAGTAAACTCATCCAGTTTTTCTTCAAGAGCATCCAGCATCCCTTGACCTAACTCACTGACTTCCATATCAGCGAGTTTCTTATTTTGGCGGACCCCTGCCACCAAACCATCAACAAAGTTCTTTGCAACCTTCATCGCCTCACGAGAAGGCGAGCGGGCGCCTATTGCGGCATTGGCAGAGTCGGGCATACCCTCCGTGAGATCACCAGCGGCAGTATCAACCTGTGACTTACCACGTTCAAGTTCCTCAATAATGCCGTCGATAAAGTTCTTGCCAACATCATTACCGTATTGCGCTGCGATCTCACGTTGAGCAGCGAACTCATCAACAGTTTTTCCAGACTGCTCGGCCTGCTCTTTCAAGGTCTTCAATATGTCCGAGTCTTTCGGATCAAGACCCGCTTCCTTGATCGCCTTACGGATCTTACGCTGACCTTCTTCAAGAGCAGCCTGACGCTCAATAGGATCATTCAGACTATTCGCGTAGTCGATGTATCCCTGTGCAGCATCACGAATAGCCTTACGGTTATCCAAAGCGGCTTCAGAGTAGCCCTTTAGTTTTTTGTCACCCTCATTCAACTCTTTAGATAGTTTGAGGATTCCCATGCGAGCGTTGTCGTATGTGGCTTCAGCAGAAAGCGCTTCGTTCAGGTTCTTGACAGCCTCATCCAGTGCCTCAAATGATCGCGTTGCGGCATCTGTAGCCTTAGCCATCTCCTGACTTTTTCTAATACTGAAGTCGCGTTGATTTTTTTCAACTTCAGTCATATTTAGCAAACCGGAAATGTATTCCTGCTCACGCTGCTTGTGCTTAGCCATTTCATCGACCAACGCGATTTGCGTTTGGCGTGATGCCGCCTCCTGCGCCAAACCAGCGTCAATAGACGCCTGCTCCTGCTGACGCAACGCCTCATCAGCGATCTTCGCGTAGCCACCGAAATTACGTTCAGCAACTACAACCGCATCCCTGATACCAAGAATGTTCGTCTTGACACGACCCGATGGGCCAATAGCATCATTGAACCGTTGACCCATCTCCTGAATAGCGGGTCCACCTTCAACGATTGCCGAAGCCATCGCTTCAACACCGAGACCCATCTCTCGCAGCATGACCTGATCTTCAGGTGACAGATTCGCTCGCAAATCATTCGCAATAGTCGCTTTCGACAACTCGGTGAACGCGCCCGTGGTCTCGTCGATTGTGTCTCGGAGCGCTGCCACTTTTGCTTCGGTGTCGGCTGAACGTCCAGCGATAACCTCAAACGCAACTGTCGCAGCAACGAGCGCCAAACCAATCGGTCCCATCGCAGCAAGTAGACCTCTAGCCGCTGTCGCAATAGCGCGGAACGAATTGACAACCCCAACCGAAGCAACCTTCGCGGCAGCAGCCAAAGCGCCGAATTGCGTCTTCGCCGCGATCATCGCAGTCTTGATCTTGACCTCAAACGCCCGCAACGAAGTCATCATCACCGCTGTGCGCGTAGTAAACGCAGTGCTCAGGCTTTTCCATGAAACACTGAACACAGTAGCCGCAAGGGCGCTGCGCTTCATCGCGATCTGCATCAACACAAGCAGGCCGATAACCATGCGAATTGGCTCAGGCAAACGAGTGAAAAGATTCAATATCGGTGTCAGAACACTTGACAAAGCAGTAAACAAAGGCGTCAAAGCCTGCAACGCAGGAATCAAAACACTGGCGTAAGTAGCAGCCAAGGCGCGAACAGTTTCAACCGCTGTCATCAACGGAGGAATGATCGTTTCAACGGACTTGCCGATATTCTCCATGCCCTTACCGGACTTGATCGACTCAGTCATATTCTTGATAAAATCAAGCAACGGTTCAGTCAGAGTTTGGAAACTCGTACTCAACATTGAAAGCGTGCCGCTCAAAGCGCCACCCTCACGCACCGACTTACTGAACGCCTTCAACATGTCGTAAGTGGCCTTGATCAAAGGCCCAAACGCATCCAGCAGAATCTTGCCGATCTCAATCTGAATATCGTTGATAATGCGCTTGAACGAACGCAGTACCTTACCCGCAGCGTTCATAGCACCCTCATAGGTGCCCGCTACACGCTCTCCCTCTTGCAGAATCAAGTTCGTTACAGCCTGCTGCCGTTCCTGCGCCGACAACTGTCGAACAGATTTACCAATCGACTTTGCGTACTCCGCGTAACCCTCACTCGCCAAACGGCTAATACCAGCCGACTTCAGCAACATACTGTTACCAGTGATAATCGCCTGCGTCAGCAACTGAGTTGTAGCCGTCGAGTTCTGACCAGCGATAACCGCCAAGTCCTGCGCCACACGCGCAACCTTCGACGCTGAGGCAAGATCCAACTGATTCTGAGCGAACTCGATAGCGATCTGTTGAGCAGCCGCCAACTCAATACCGTTATTACGGATTGCAGTCGTGGCTTCCTTGATCGTGTCAGCACCCAACCCAGTCGCTTCACCGATCGAGTTCATCGCGATGTCAAGTTCCTCGACACGCGCAGCAGCATCAAACGATGCCTTCGCGAAACCCTTCAACCTGCCCGTGACGTTCGAGACAAGATTGACAGCCGCGACACCCAACGCTGTACCCATAGCGTTGCGAAGAATTGTGAAGCCCTTACTGGCCTCCTCGGCACCCTGACCAAGTTCCTCAGTGGACTTCTTCAGATTATCCTGAGCCTTCACCTGCCCCGGAATCTGATCAGCGAGCGCCTGCGTCGCCTGAGCGGCAGTGCGAAGGGCCTTCACATACTGAGCAGTGTCAGCGATGTACTGCGCCTCAACGGTCACCTGAGCCACGCCGACACCTCCTCACTACCTCCGGCGCTTCGACGCCTGCTCGGCCTCATAGGCTCGCAATTCCCACAGAGCCGACCACTCCGTCAACTCAGACGAAGCGATCGGCCTGTGGGAAGGCGAACCGTACAAAAGTTCTCCTACCGTCCTGCCGAGTTTCTCGGACAACTCAAATAGGAACCTACGATGCGGATTCTTCAGGAAACCGACGCTTAGCGTCGTCCTGCGCCTCCGCAGACATGGCAGACAGTTTCATGCCAACCTGAGCAATCCGGTCGATAGCGGCGGCGCTCTTACTCATCAGAACGTCACGATCAGCGTCGCTGAAGACCCGCTCACCCGTCTCCGGGTCATACGCGGATGCGATCACCGTCTCGACATACATGTTGCCGATGCTGATCTTGCCGTCGTCAGCGCCAGCCGCCAACTCCAAGATGCGGGAACGGTCGGAACCGTTCATACCCCGCACCTCGATCGTGCAATCCCACTCGGGGACTTCAACCATCTCAGACTGAATATCGTCTGCTGCCAGAATCTTGTCGCGTAGGGACATTTCTTCTCTTTCCGTAGGGGCCACAGGGGGCCACGATTAGGACTGACTAGGGGGAGCCTAATCAGGAAGTAGCGCGGGTGATAGCACCCGAGCACTGGATCTCGGCAGAGAAGGTGACCGCGTCACCGACGGTGCCCGAAACCTCGTAAGAGGTCAGGATGCCTTCACCCTGATACTCGGGGTTGGTCGCGCCGATGGTGGCATTGCTGATGCGGTATGCCCACGAAACGGTGGAAGCCGAACCGAGGACGCCCGACAGGACCGGGTCGATCGCAGAGGCATCAGCAGAATCGAACTTGCCGGACAGGCTGATAGTCGCATCCGTCAAGCCAGTGATGTATTCCTTCGCGTCGTCACCGAAAGTGGTGACCTCAGCGGTCTCGATGTCGCGTGACAGTGAAACTTCCTCGCAGAACGCAGAAATGTCCGTAGGGGTTCCTGAACTGTTGTCGATCTCGAAAAACGAACTCTTACCATGAACGAAAGCCATTGTGGCTACTCCTTACTTCCGGGCAAACGCCATTGTGTAGGTGACTGACCCGGAAGAACCTCCGGGGACTACTTCGGCTTGGACGTATTGTTCGACCGTGCCTGTGACGGCAACTCGCTCGCCGCCTGTTGCGGACGCCGACACGTTCGTGAACGTGACGAGATCCGCGTATGTGACGCCATCTGCGGAGTCCTGCACCTTGAAGGTGCTGGCCCCGTCACGGTCGTTGGCCGTGACATGCAGATAGCCAACTCCACCGTTGGAGGTGGAGGAGCCGTTATTGACCGCTGACGAGGTAGCGGATGCCGACAGTGTCGAGTCACCCGCCAGCAGAACGCCTCGGTCGATGCCGCCAGTGGCTTGAACTTCAAGGTTCGCCGCGACAACATCCCCAACAGGAGAGGAAATCTCGTAGGACGTTTCCCGCACCTCAGCGCTGAACGTCGCCACACCAGATGAACTCACGCCAGCGGGAACGACGGTTGAGACGTCGGATGCGGTGGCCCCGAGAGTGCTCGTAAGAACCGCATCGACGGCATCCTCGGCACCATCGAACATTCCCGACATGCTCATCGTGCCGTCTTTCAGACCCGTGATGTAGGTCTTGGCGCTGTCACCGAAAGCGGTGGTCTCAGCGGTTTCCACGTCCTGCGACATGGATGCTTCATTGAAGTACGAAGATAGGTTGCTGCCGTTGTAATAGACGGCGGTGTTCTTCCCGTGAACGAAAGCCATTACTCGTCATCCTCCTCGGGCTCAGGCTTGGCAGAAAACGCAGGAGCCGGGGTTGGCTTCGCGGCAGGTCGCGGCTTCGAGCCAGCGACTTCCTCAATGTGGCCTTTCTTCATCAGCCACTTGATTGACTTTGTGGGAAGGTCATCGACGATGGCCCCCACCTCGGCACGCTTGTCCGGTGGATAGGACAAGCCATTGAGTACCCGATACGGCACTGAACCTCCCTGACGGCAGCGCGAATCCGCACCGCCGCAGGGACCACACAGGGTCACGATGTGTAGTGACGGTTTGGACCCACGAGGGGCACGACAACTACTGCGACCAGTTTACGGGAGAAACACAAAAACCCCGAGTTACGTCTCGGGGTTCTTGCGGTTGTTGTGTTTAGGCGGGGAAGATGCCGAGCGCCCATCCGGTAGCGGGCTCAACGAACACCTTCACACCCTTCGCGTCGAGGGCCTGCTGCACCTCGAAGGAGCAGTAGACCGACCAGTCGTAGGGTCCGCCTTCGAGGATGATGGCGGGGTAGGTCTCGTTTGACCAGTACGGCTCGAAGTTCATCCGCAACTCGGGTCCGAGGCCACGGTAAGCAGCGTCGCGTCCGGTAGGTGCGGGACCGACCTGCGTCTGATCACAGGGGGTGCCGTCATCAACGTGAGATTCAACGTAATTCAACTCACGGCCTTCCTTACAGGTGACTTCGGCGAGGCCCTTGCGACCGAGCCATACGGCTACTTCTTGCAGCACGGCTTCGGCCTGCTTTTGGGTGACCTTTTGGGTGATGGTACTCATAGGATTTCCTCTCCCTCATCGTTACACCCCGAGTTTACCATACGGGGGTTTAGAGAGTGGAGAGCGGGCCTCCCGTGAGGCGAATTCGCAACTGACACAAATACACGATCATGTCGTCGATCTCCTCGACCGCATCCGTCACAATCGCATCAAGGGGCTTCCGCTCAAACCCCTGAACTCCCGAACCGTCGTCATACTGAGCCGCACCCGGCCCCAAGATCCTGTCCGTCAGCGACCCCACAATCGCCGCCACCCTCACAGCGTGCTCCTCGCTCGTCATAGAACCGCCAAATCCTTCCAACCCCCATGACCTATCAGCATCGAAACCATCCCCGCAGGAGCATCCTGACCCGTCTTATGGCGCCACCACGTCGACCCGCCATCTAACGCCGGAATCTGAATGAACGTCTTCGCGCCACCCTGCTCCACCCGCAAATGATGCAAATGAGCCCCTAGAAGCAACGTAGCCGACCCGATCGGCTGCATCCCATGAGCCTGACCCGACCACCACTTCACAGGATCGCGACCGAACTGATGCCCATGAGCGAACCCCACCGGAGTGCCCGCCACATCCAGCGTGATCGTCAACTCGTCACGACCGGGGAACACAAAAGACACATGTTCATACCCGGAAGCCAGTTTGAGGGCGTCAGCGACCGCTACAGCGCCTTCCAGAGCCCAAGAATCGTCATACCGACGCTGCACCTTCCCGACCCGCTGCACCTCGTCATGATTCCCCGGTACGACAGGCACGATTATCCGCTCGGCCAGCGGAGCGAACTGTTGAATCTGATGCAGCATCAAACGCCGATACACCCGCAACTGCTCGGTCATCGTCAGATCAAGCCTGCCAGCCGCCGCCAACGCGCCACCCTGCGATACCAGCCCTTCAACACAGTCACCGAGCCACGGCAGCACGATCTCGTCGATCCTGCGTCCCAATTTCCGCAATTCCTTCAGTCGAGCCACAGCGGCATCCGTTTTCGTCGCGAAACGCTCCACAGTGCCCTCAGAGCCATCCCCATCCGGTTTACCTATCTGCAGGTCACCAGCGGGCACACAGTAAGCGAACCCATCACCGAAGCCCTCAGGCGGTTTCTTAGGCCGTTTCTTCCCGAGGACGGCTAGTAACTCCTCGACGGACTCCCGTGACTCCACACGCCGCCTGATAGCCGCTTTGTAGTAATACAGGCGCCGCAGACCCCCCTCAGGGTCCGGTGCATCCCAAGCACGGAACTGGACAGGCTCAATCACCTCAAACACGGCGGGATCGAGATCCCACACCGCCAGCAACTCAGACCAATCGCTCGGCTCACTATCCAACGGCTGCGAAGTCAACGTCCCCGAATCGCCATCCCACGCCACCCCCGGCTCCCACCCGGAGGGATGCTTCACTATCGAGCGCTCAAAAGAACTCGTCTCACCG